CCAAAATACACACATACCTGGAAGCTTTCCAGATGGAAAGCCTTTAGGTAACTGGGGTTTGATCAGACATCAGAGCCAAACAAACAACACATCGTTTAACACTGTTTCTAATTCTCAATACAATAATGCATACATTGGAGAAGGCGTTGATATTGTATTACAGATTGAAAGTGTATTAAAGTTTAATGATCCAGAATTTTTAACACTCGGCACAAGCAGAGTACAAAATTTTCAGTGGAATAGTTTATCTGGAATGCACAGTCTTTCTACAGTCAATTATGCACTCGATAGCACAACAGTTCCAGTAGACCCTCATGCAGAAGCAGTGGCATACATTACAGCAAGTAACACTTATGGTTGGGCCACTGGAGCTAAAATATATATTTGGCCAAGGAATCAAATGGGTGGATTTATGGCACTACATACTCATGCATGGCAGGCCATTAAATCGTTTCATCAAAATAAAGGAAACAGCAGACCAACTATAGTGGTAGATGCATATGAATGGGCCACGCCGACTGCTTGGGGCAGTGGTGCAAGTTCAGTTATATTTAGAGATCAGATATATTCGGAAATTGCACCTGCAGGCGCGCCTTTAACCTCAGCTGATAGACATCGCATATTTAATGGAGGTATAAATGCATATGGTAATAGTTCAAAACCTCCTGCTTTTCAAATGTATACCGTCCCAGGAGGAAGTAGTATGGATGCAAAAGCTCTGACTGCACAAAACAGAACTGATATTTTAAACCGTATTTCAGATCGAACGAATGCCATACATTACCCAGTTTACATAGAACCATTAGAAGATATGATTGAAGCAGGTGTCCATCATGTATCTGCTGCAGGTAATAATAGTGCAAAGATTGCGTTACCTGACAATATTGACCATAACAATGGAGTATTAGTATATAATAGAGAAAATCCTCCTGGAGTTGGATTGTTTCATGCATTATGTAGAGAAGGTCTTTCAATTGCGGGAGATACAATTGCAGTTGCATCATTAAGTACACAATTCGGTGTTGATTCTGGATTAAATAATAAAGAAACACTTTCAACATTTAGTAATAGAGGTGATCGTGTTGATGCATGTGCTGCAGGAGAAGGAATCTATATGGTCTTAGGAAAGAATGGAAAGTACGAAGCGAAAGGAACATCCTTTGCTTCACCTAATCTTGGAGGAATGGCTGCATGTGTATTAGGAAAGTATCCTACCACAACGCCAGCTCAACTAAGAAAGTATTTTCGTGATCATGCTGTTGGTACAGATACATTATATGATACAGGAACACAACCAATTCCATCATCTAACGTAGGAGATTCACCATACTATAGTGATACACTTGGATTAAGAGGTTACTCAGGTAAAATTGCATACCTAGATCCTAATCTTGCATTTAATCCTAGTACAATATCAGACACATCTATTACTTCTACAGAAACAGTATCTGCAGATAATAAGATAAACTACACAATTGCACAGATAAACACCAAACTAGGGAGTATATAATGGCCAATGATACACAGAAAGTAGCGCGCGTAGGGGATCCAGATCAAACACATTGTAGTGGACCAGTTAGAGCCATGGGTAGTTCTAACGTTTTTTGCAATGGTATACCAGTATCGCGACAGGGAGATAAGAATAGTATACATCTAAAACCTCCGCATGGTCCTTGTACACCTCATAGTGCAGCGATTGCAACTGGTTCTAGTACAGTATTCGCTAATGGTAAGGGTATAGGGAGAAAGAACGATGAGGTTGCAGACTGTACATCAGTAGCAGATGGATCAAGTAATGTCTTTGCAGGTTAGTGAATGCAACAATTGCAACGGTCGAAAAAACACTTGGAGGCCGGGTGGAAACGTTGATCCTAGGTTTACCTCGATAAGACAACAGAGTACCACATCGGATCATATAAGAGAATACCTTAGAGGCACCATGGAATATGTACATAACACTGTACAGAATAGTATACTTTATGGTATACAGAGAGGAATAAAGATGCGCGGAGTGTGTGATCTAATGAGACATGTACATAAAAGTACATTATATAAAGGTATAGAGAACATGTGTGTATACAGTAAAGGTATTAGTACTACCTCTGCCCCCCATAGAACCTATTATATTATACCATACTTTCGAGCAAATGTACAGTGTTTCCGGAGAATATATGAGGCATCTGTGTACGCATATTGGCCATTATATACTAGGGGAAATGCATGCAGGGGTGGCGGGGGGCTAGTACATGCATGTTCTTCGATATGAATCTGAGTTTTGCTTCGACATGCATTATATAAAAAAAATTTCTCGAGAAAAATTTGTCTCCAGAACCTTGTCAACTATAACATAAAGGATATAAATAGATACATGGGAACAGTTAATAGACACAATTCAGGATTCGTTATATCAGATAGTGAGACCTCGGTACGTACCTCTCGTAAGAAAGGATGGGCTGACCTTGATCTATCTCTCTATATAAATGATAAAACAAAAGATCTTTATATACCACAGGATGAACAGGCAATACGTAATGCAGTAAAGAACTTATTGTTATCTAACTTCTATGATAGACCTTTTGCTCCTACACTTGGTGCAAATATGAGAGGGTTGTTATTTGAACCTGCTGATACGATAACAAAGATAGCATTAAAAGAGAATATAGAGAATGTGTTGAATATACATGAGGGAAGGATTGAAGTATATAATGTGTTTATTGATGATCTGGCAGATGATAACGCATATAGGATAACCGCACACTATAATATAAAGGAGTACGATATAGAACAAGAAGTTGAATTAGTACTTCGAAGACTAAGGTAAAGAATTATGGCAACAAATTTTAAAGTAACGGAATTAGATTTCGACCAAATTAAAAAGAATCTTAAGAACTATCTGAAGACACAGTCGACATTTAATGATTATGATTTCGAAGGAAGTGGTATGAGTGTACTCTTAGATGTATTAGCATATAATACACACTATAATGCAATGGCTGCTCACTTCAGTTTAAACGAGGCCTTTTTAGACTCAGCACAAATACGTGGTAATGTAGTCTCTCGGGCAAGGTTGCTTGGATATACTCCAAGGTCTAAACTCGCTTCTCGTGCAGTTGTTAATATTGCGGTCACAGGATTCACTGGTGATCAGGCTTCGAATAATCCTGCAAACCTAACACTCGCACGAGGAACGCAGTTAGTCACAACTGTTGGCGGTAGAGAATTTTCGTTCGTCGTCCTCTCTGCAGATAACGCTACAATCGATTCAGTCACAAATGTGTATACCTTTAATAATGTGGAGATCGCAGAAGGTACATTAAAGACATTAAAGTTTAGAGTAGACAATGATTTAACGAATCAGAAGTATCAGATATCAGATAAGGATGCAGATACATCTACGCTACGTGTTCGTGTACAGGCTAACGATTTATCTTCTGCATTCGATATCTATACTAAGTATACTACGCTACTGAATGTCGACGCTGCAACTCGTATCTTTCATCTACAAGAGAATGCAAATGAATATTACGAAGTGTTCTTTGGCGATGGTGTTATTGGATCCCGTCCTCTGTCAAATAATATCGTAACGCTCGACTATGTGTATACAAATGGTAAGGATGTAAATGGTGCGACGAATTTCGGAATGGGATCTAATATTAATATCGGACCATTCAGTGCATCAGCTGTTTCCATAAGCCTGGTCAGTAAGTCTACTGGCGGCTCGGACAGAGAGACATTAGAGTCAATAAGATATAATGCTCCGCTAACATTTACTTCTCAGAACAGAGCGGTAACCACAGATGACTATCGTGCTATTATTCAAAGAGAGTTCTCAGACATCGATGCGATTAGTACCTGGGGTGGTGAAGATAATGATCCACCAGATTATGGTAGCGTATATGTTTGTGTTAAACCAGTACAAAACGAAACACTAACAGTCGCACAAAAGAATACAATTAAGAATACTATCCTTAAAGGTAAGAACGTAGTCTCTATTACTCCGGTTATGGTTGATCCTAACTATACTTACCTAGAGTTAGATGTATTCTTTAAATATAATAATAACCTGACTGACAGAAGTGCAAGTGATCTACTTAGCGTGGTCAGTGATACAGTAGAGGATTATAGTTTTAATAACCTCAATAAATTTGATGGAGTGTTCAGACATTCACAACTATTAAAAGCAATCGATAACTCTGATCCATCAATTGTTAACTCAACTGTACGTCCTATGTTATTTAAAAAAATCACACCAAGCTTGACTCGTAAGGATAATAATTTTACTTTATTCTTTACAGGTTCTTTTTATGTCACTGGTAGTAGTACTGATTCAGTTATTACATCAACAGCGTTCCAAGTTGATGGTGTCGATCATTTCTTTGGAGATGAAGTAGTAGAAGGACAGGATGACCGTAGAGTATATGTTTATAAAATTGTAGATGGTGCAGAAACTATTGTTATAACAGATGCAGGAAGCGTAAATACTACTTCAGGTAAAGTTGTACTAAATAACTTTGCACCTTCAGTTGTTCCAACAGGTGGAATTAGAATTACAGTAACACCAGCTTCTTTAGACATTGCTCCTAAGAGAGATCAGCTGATTGCAATCGATCCATTAAGAACTAATATTACTCCAGAGATCGATTCTATTGCTGTATCAGGAAGCACTGGTACTATATCGTATAACACTACATCAAGACTTAGAGGATAACACATGGCTCGATATGGAGGAGAAGCACAAACACCTGGTTATATCGAATCAGTTGCTTCAAGTAAGCGTAAGACAAAAGAGAATCTTAGACTTGATGAACTTATACCTACTAATATTCTTCAGGACCAAGTTGGTAGCGGAGATCAGTCTAATCAAAGAGGGATTAAAGAATTACTTAAATCATATTATGAATTTAATAATATGGAAGAGTTTATATATCAAGAGACTGAAGTCTTTGTTGATACTATTCTAAGTAAGCAAGGTGTTTTTAGAATTAAAGATCCTGAAAATTCTAACGATCATTTCTTTTCAGACTTTCAAGGAGCAAGTAGTACATTATTAATTAAAAACAATACTGATTCAAATATAACATTTAACAGTGTTGTATATAAACCTGGACAAAGTATACAAGTTCCTCTTACAGGAACCGGTGCACCACAGCTTAATATTACTAATGGTAACGAACTTCCTGGGTCACTTAAAAACGATACTAGCCCTCACGGTAAAACATTTAGAATTGTTTTTGCTGATGATACCTTTGATGGTTTACAAGCTACTCTGACAACTGTAATTAAATATTGGGTAGGTCCTGGTCCATCATATGTTCTTAATGCGATTGAAGAAGCATTAGACATTGATGAGAACACAGAAGACTATTTAGAAATGATGCAGAAAGAAGTGGCCGCGGCAATTCCTAGAGACTTATCTAATGTAGATAAAAGGTCTCTTTATAAAAAGATAGTCGACTTCTATAAAGTTAGAGGTGCTTCAGATTCTATTGAAATATTCTTCAGATTATTATTTAACGAAGAAGTAGAAGTTGAAAGACCATGGGATAAAACTTTAATACCTTCGTCAGGTGCATGGGATGGATCACAGGGACAGTACCTAGATCATAAAGGCTGGCTATCAGACGAAATCAAAATACAAGACAGTGACTTCTATCAAAAGTTTTCATACCTTATTAGAACTGGTAGGAACGTAACAGATTGGTCATCAGCATTTAGTAAATTAGTTCACCCAGCTGGATTTAAATTCTTTGGAGAGATTCTAATATTACTACAATTAACTAGAAAGGCTTTAGGAGATAGCGCAAAAGCTATGTATGAGGTTCCTCATATTGGTGGACCAAAACATGGCCAAGGCACAGGAGAATTCTTTTATGGTTACCCTAGAATTAATAGATTAACTTTATCATCTATGCCTGACAGACAGCCTGGAGTGATTGGAATAGAAGATGTTCCAGTGTTAGTTAAAATGTTTGCTTCAATGTTTGAACCAAGACCATCAGCACTTATTAAAAGAAGTGGACAGATTAGTATTAATTTACAACCAGTGTTATTACCTAATGGCTCAGCTAATCCAAATGCTGGTAAAATACTTTCAGCTGAGATTGCTAAAGCAGGTTATGGTTATCCAGTAAATCTTAGTACTGAAACAATAGTTAATGGTGAAAAGCTTTATACAGGTCCTACTGTTACAATAACAGGATCAGGTGGATCAGGTGGAGCTCTTACTTGTAAAGTTACAGCTAATGGTTCATTATCACCAGATGGATTTGTTATCAGCAATGTAGGATCAGGTTATACAGGAATTGCAGCTTCAATACCAGCAGTAAGTAATCCTGGAACTATAAGTAAAATATTTTTACATGGTATTGCAAACACTAATCACAAATATAGAATTCCACCTAAGGTAGTTATAGATGCTCCAACATCAAAGAACGCGTTAGGTTTACCACTATCAACTAACGTTCAAGCAACAGCAACACTTTTACTTCAGCCAACAACGATTAATAATATACAGATAGTAAATACTGGTAGTGGTTATTCATCTGCTCCAACAGTAACAATAAGCGGTGGT